AGATAATTCAGGGGCTTTAAATGAAGCTAAAAATGTAACACCAGTATCTGTTGGCTACCAACCTTTTCCTAACGCAGAAGATTTTAGTGGGGCAGCATCAGAAAATATTAACTCTGTTTTTGTAGCAAAGTTTGACACAGAAGTTGTATTGTTTGCAGGTGGTGCTACTAAAATATTTAAATTTAATTCATCTACAGAAGCATTAGAAGATAAATCTAAATCAGGTGGTTATACAAGTGCATTTGCTTGGAAATTTTCGCAATTTGGAAAAACTGTGTTGGCTGTAAATGGTACAGCTAAAATTCAATATTGGACTATAGGTACTTCAACAGCTTTTGCAGATGTAGCAACATCACCAACAGCTAAACAAATAACAGTAGTAAGAGATTTTGTAGTTACAGGAAGTGTAGCAGCAGGAACTTTAGGAAGGTCTACAGTAAGGTGGTCTGACATTAATGATGAAACTGACTGGACAGCAGGTGCTACATCACAATCAGATATTCAAGTAATTGCAGATGGTGGTAATGTCGTAGGACTTACAGGTGGTGAATTTGGTTTAATATTTTTAGAAAAATCAATCCAAAGAATGTCATATGTAGGAAGTCCTTTATTCTTTCAATTTGATAATATCTCAAGAGGATTAGGTTGTTTAAATGGAAATTCTATTTGCCAATATAATCAAGTGTCATTCTTTTTAAGTGATGATGGATTTTACTCTTGTGATGGCAATCAAGTAACACCAATTGGAAACGAAAAAGTAGACAGATGGTTTTTTGATGACGTAGATTTAAGTCTATTAAGTAACATGACTGCTTCTATAAACCCAGCATTAAATATTGCTATTTGGAATTATGCTAATGTAGGTGGCGGAAGAAGTATGTTAGTTTATAATTGGACACTAGGTAAGTGGTCTAGAGTAGAAACCACAGCCACTGTTCTAGGCAATATAGCGACTGTAGGAACGACTTTAGAAGGTTTAGGTACTCTAGGGTACACTGACATAGATGTATTACCTGCATCACTAGACGCAAGACTTTGGGTAGGTGGTAAATTCTTATTTGCTGGTGCTACAGGTACAAAAATATCTACATTTACAGGCTCAACATATAATAGTGAATTAGTAACAACCGATCTTGAAGTTGGTTACAATTCTGTGATTAATTTATTAAGACCACAAATAGATAATGGTAGTGCAGATGTTTCTGTAGCTAGTCGTAGAGAATTAGATGATTCTGTTATATTTGGTGCAGAAGTATCTACTACATCAGAGGGTAGAGTTAATTTAAGAACTGGTGGTAGGTATCATAGAGTATCTGTTAAACCAACAGGCTCATGGACAAATGCTATGGCTATAGATGTAGACTTTAAACCACAAGGCAATAGATAATGGCAAGAATGTATAGAACTTTGCCATATCAAGGTGGAGAGCCTAGAGCTGTTGCAGAAGTAACTAACAATGCAATGAATGGCAAAACCAATAATACTGGCTCTGTTACTTTAAGAGCTTCTAATACAACAACAACATTAAATGATGAAAGATTAGGTTTTGATAGTGTTATTTTATTATCACCTTTAACTGCAAATGCAGCAGCACAAAATCCTTATATTTCTACTAAAGCTAAAGGAAGTGTAGTAATAACACACACAAGTGTAGCAAGTGCAGATTTAAATTTTAATTATATTATTGTAGGATAAATGTTAAAATAGTTGTTTAAACTACATATTAAAAATTATGAAATTATATATAGTACCAACAACTCATGTACAACAATATTGGCATTTAGCTGAACCTTTACTGCAACTAGCTTTAGATAAAGGTAATGACGAGTTCACAGCAGACCAGCTAAAAGTAATGCTAACACAAGGTAGTCAACAATTACTTCTTTTAATGAAAAAAGACAAATGTTATTGTGCATTAACTATGCAATGGATTATTTACCCTAACGATAGAGTATGTTATATCACTTATATTGGTGGTAAGAATACTAAAGCAGGATTTGAACAATTTAAAAGTTGGGCAAAAAGTAATGGTGGAACTGCAATTCAAGGTTCTACTAAATTTGAAAGTATAGAAAGACTTTGGTCAAGACTATACAACTATAAAAAGAAATACACACTTATGGAGCTAAAATTATGATGCACGATTACTTTCCAGAACTAGATGGAAACCAATCTATTGACAATGGGAAAATGGGTAGACAACTCCATAAAGGTGGTGGTGGAGGTGGAACTTCAGAAACTAAACAATCTATTGACCCTGCAATATTACCTTATATTACTTATGGTTTAGAAGAAGCACAAGATTTGTATAAGGCAGATGGACCATCATATTATCCAGGTCAAACTTATGTAGACCCATCTTCACAAACAACATCAGCATTAGGTTTAGCAGAAGCTAGAGCAACAACAGGTAGTCCATTAATACCAGCAGCTCAAACTGAAGCATTAAACACAATACAAGGTGATAGATTATCAGCAGGTAACCCTTACTTTGCAGACATGATGAGAAGTGCAGCTAAACCAGTTGTATCAGAATTTAATACAGCTATTAGAGATATAGGTTCAAGAACAGCAGGTGCTGGTAGGTATGGTTCTGGAGCTATGGGAGAAATGGAATCTAAAGCATCAGATAATTTAGCACAAGCATTATCACAAAGAGGTTCAGAATTAGCTTTTAACAATTATAATATGGAAAGAAATAGACAAGACCAAGCTATAGGAAATGCTGGGAATATAGCTATGCAAGATTATTCAGACATAAATCAATTAGCTAAAATAGGTCAAACACAAGAACAATATTCAAAAGATGCTTTAAACGCAGATATTTCAAGATATGAATATGGACAAAATGCTCCACAACAAAAATTAGGTTCTTATCTAGCAGCAGCTTATGGAGCACCTACTCCTATGAATCAAACAGCTACTCAATCAGGTGGAGGTAAGTAATGAATCCAGCATTAGTAGGAGCAGGAATGGCAGCAGGGAAAGGTGTTATAAATGGCGACCCTATGGACAAAATAATAAAAGATGCTGTAGTAGGTGGAGCAACTGGTTATTTAGGTGGGCAAATGATGCCAACAGATGTTTTTGGAGCATCAACTGCACTTAATTCAACTGCTAATAACTCTTTAAATGCAGGTGCTGGTCTTATGGGTGGTACAGGAACTGCTGTTGGTTCAAATATTGGAGCAGGAACTACCAGTTTATTAGGAAGTAAAACAGGTAATATGCTTCCAGCTTTTGATATGGGAATGGGTGGAAATTCAGCTAGTTTAAACGGCTTTATGGCAGCACCAGAAGCATCACAAATTGTTAATAATAGTTATATGCCATTAACAAATAGTGCTAATGAAATAACAGGTCCAAATATGTCAGCACAACAAACATTTTTAGATACACCTTCTTCTGCTAGTCAAAATAATTTTGGAAATGTTCAACCAACAGATAATACATTAGGAATGGCAATGCAAGAAAAATATGGTTACGCAGATGGAAACCCTTTAAAAACAAACGCTGAACTTGGTCCAAGATTTGATACTCCAGTAAAATCTACAGCAGAAGAATTAGAAGCAGCACAAGGTGGATTTGAAAAACCATTATATGAAAGAGCATTTGATAGTGTAATGGGATTTGCAGAAAAAAATCCAATAGAAATGGCAGGTTTAGGATTAACAGCTTTTGGAGCAACAAAATCATCACCAAAAACAAAACCAGATTCTTCTTTTGCTAGAAGTGCTGGAGTTGTAAAACAAGCATACTCTCCAACTGTTTCACAAATGAAAATAAGAAGGGCATAAATATGGCATCATTACTAGACTATGATTTTAATTTAGATAAAATGTTAGGAACAACAGTTAATCCTGTTCAAGGGCTAATAAACGACCCTAATTTTCAAACAGAAAAAAATATTGCTTCTGGACTTGGTGTTGCTGATGCACTTATTAGTGGATATGGTAAACAATATGCTCCAGAAATAATATTAAGAGGTCTTGTTAATGCTAAATCAGGTCGTCAAGGTGTTATAGATAAACAAGTTAAAAGCTATATGACACAGCAAGATATACTTAAAGATACTCAAGATATTAAATTAAATAAATATAAATTAGCAGATGCACCTAATGAAAGCCTAAAATTACAAAATCAAATATTAAAATTACAAAACACAAATTATCTTTCAAGTATAAAAAATTTAGCTGTTAAAAGTAAGTTTAAACGATTGCAAGAAAAAGCTGATAAAGGTGGTCCAGGTTCTAAAGAAGCATTAATGGAATTAGAATATTATGCAAATAACCCAGACAAATATGACGAACTTGAACAAAATCGTGATATTAATAACATGGAATATAGTCAAGGAGAATTAAGTGCAGCTAAAATTCTTAAATTAGATGTTAGAAATAGAAAAAATTGGAATCAAGAACAAGAAACAAATTTTTTAAGTATTATTAAAGCTCCTAGTGTAAAAGAAGCATCAGACATAAATTTAGCAAGACAAGCTGCACATAGAGATGACCCAGTAAATGTTCCATTTATTAGAGAAAATAATGTTAATGAGGTTATAAATAGTTTTTTAAAAAACAATCAGCCTTTAACAAAAAATACAAATGCTGTAAAAGCATTACCTATTGGAGTAATTCAACCTAATGAGCAATATCCTGAAGGAGCTTTTAAAGCTAGTAATGGTAAAATTTACGCAAAAAATAAATGGGATAATTTAGGAATAGAATTGCAAGATGCTTATTCTCAAGACAAAAAAAGAGAGGAATTAAATACAGCTATTTCAGACATTAATAATAATGCTAAAACAGATTATCTGTCATCACAATATGGAGTAAGGTCTATAGAAAGAACTAATTTAGCTCTTGAAAGATTGTTAGATAACCCTGAAAAATTCCAAAAATTGTTTGATACTGGCGGCAGGGCATTATTTAAAGTTAATGAAAAAACTGGTAATTTTGTTGCAGAATTAGGTTCAGATGCACAGGATATTGCTAATCTTTTAACCACTATTGCAGGACAACAATTTACCAATGAAATTCAAATTATGCGAAAAAACAATAAAACTGGTGGTGCAGTTGGTAATGTATCTGACAAAGAAGTTGAAATGTTTAAAAATATGGCAGCTAATATAAGATATTCAGGTAGTGCTAATGAGCTATGGTATCAATTAAATCTTTTAAGAGGACAAGGTAAAAAAACTGCTCAAACATATATAGAGAGTTTTAATCAGTATTATGGTAAAGAAAAATCTGATAGATTTAGAGTAAATTCTTTAATGCCAAAATATACTAAAGAATATACAGAAAATTACCAAGATGCTTTACAAAAAGCTAGAGAAAATACTGTTAATAAAAAACTTGGAAATGAACCTAAATCAACAATTAGAAGAGTTAAAACTGTAGAAGAAGCACGAAATTTAATAAATGACCCATCTGTACCTGTAGGAACACAGTTTATAACGCCTGATGGCAAAGTGAAGGAGAAATAATAATGTCTGAAGATTTTTCTGAATTTAAAGATGTAGAAGATTTTTCTGAATTTAAAAATTTAGCAGACCAAAAATCTGTTAGTGGATTTGTTGAAAATATTGGTGAAGATACTACTAATTTAGGTGGAGCAATTGCAAATATGGTTGCTAACCCACTTGATACAACAGGTGCTATTGTTGATTTACCTATAACTGCAGCAACTAATTTACTTCCAAAAAGTTTAGTTGATAAATTATATTCTTACGAAAATAACCCAGATTCAATGGCATACAAATTTAATGAAACATTAAAAAACAACAGAGTAACAGGTGATTTTTTTAATTTTATGTCTACAAAACCCAGAGAGCAACATGAGGTAATGGGAGATATTATTGGTAAAGATATACAAGGAATAATAGATGACCCTGTTGGTAGGTTATATGAAAAACCTGTTACATCTTTATTAGAATTAACTGGTTTGGGAAGAGTTGCAACAACAGTAGCAAAAACTGCAAAAGCAGGGCAAACTGCAAATACAGTTGGTGCTATTGCAGATAAAGCGTTAAATTATATAGACCCTACAAAACCTTTTACCAAAGGAGCAGGATTTTTAGCAGATAAAGTAAAAACTTCTCAAACACTTGCTGCAGCTCAAAATATAATACAAACTAAAGCTACTGATTTAGGGGTTAAATATGGATTTAAAATACTTCCCTCTACTATTGCTGAAAAAGGAGGCAATGTTATATCAAGATTGAGTGAGAAATTTGTAGGAAATAAAAGAGCTATTACTCCTGTTGTAGAGCATAATATAAAGCAAGTAGATAAATTAATTAAAAAGCACGCTAATGTTGCTGATAACACACCTTTAGGTTCAATATATGAAACATTAGCAGAAAAAAATCTACCTTATTATACAGATATTGCTAAATTAAAAGGAAAAAATAAAATTGTTAATAATCGTACTAGCGAATTTAAATATGGACTTAAATATAAAGATAATAAAAAAACAGTTAATGATATACAATCAGGTCAAAGCATATTAAATAAAATAGAAATTCAAAAAAAGAAAAATAATAAAACTTATGAAGATTTTAGAAAAGAAAATACATCAGTTACACAAGAAACTTTAAATAAAAATGCTAAAAAAATAAATAATTTACATAATCAATTAAATAGAACTATAACTTACAACAAAAAATTAGCACAAAAAAATGGTGCAAGTAAAAAAGAATTAAAAGTATTTGACAATATGTCATCTAATCTTATAAAAGCTAGAAAAAATTATGCTATAGGTCATAGTATTGAAAATGCTTTAAAACCAGATGGAACATTTAACATTAAAAGTTATGCTGATGCCAATAGAAATAATACATCAGTTACTAATAATGGTAGGGCTGTTATAGATTTCTACGATGCTAACCCAAAATTATTTCAATCTGCTGGGTCAACTTTTAATCAAGTGGGTGCTGATATTGTAAAATATGGTGGAGCAGCAACAGCTACTCTTGGATTAGGTGGTCCAGCTTTTGTTGCCGCTGCTGATACATTTATTCCTAGTCTATTAAAATCAAATTTAGGTCAAAAATTAATTAATAGCAGAACTCCTACTGGTAGTACAGTGTTTAACCTTTTAGGAAATCCTAATGTTGTTACTCCTGCAACTGTAATTCCAAGTTTATTAGAATCTTCTAACATTAAAGATTTAAAATATTTAAGGAAACAATAATGAGTGATATTAACCCTATAGAGTTTGGCAAAATGAAAGAGCAAATAGAGCAATTACAAAAAGGTCAGGACGAACTTCGAAAAGACATGAAAGAAATGCTTGCTTTAGCTAATCAATCTAAAGGT